TATAGACCCTTGCTCCGCCGTGCGGGGACTCAAAATGGCGTTACGTAACCTAGTCATCTCGGAACACTAAAATGCGTTCAAAAAACAGAGACGATATGGCTCTGTTTTTTGGACTCCTCACCGAGTGCGGTTACGTTACGACATTTTGAGGGGTCTATATTTCGAGTGATTTCGGTTAACAGTCGGGGGCGTTCCCCCCGACCCGAAATCTATTCCGCGATATGCTGGGACCACCTGGACGAGACTAATGCGTGTCTACGCGTCTCGTCGTGGTCATCTTACGCGCAAGGGAATGGCACCCAAATTCTTGTAAGTCTCTTGTTCTAGTCATACTAAAAGGATTTTAAACGGCAAAAGCGGGAGCGCCGTTGGGGTGCCACTTCGTCTGATTGACGGTGCAGACGGGGTACGATCTCTTAAATCAAACATGCTCGTACCCCCCTGTGACCGTCGCATCAGACGAAGTCCGGTTCGACTGGGTGCAATGCGGAGGTGAGGTACGAATCCGACATGGCGAATCTCGCCCCCCTGTAAGCTCGTCGAGTGCGCCACGTTCCACCCGACGGCGTCAGGGTAGGGGTGATTCGCCATTCGGACAACGTCCGTGCGTAAGCATCCAAAAAACAAAAGGTCGAAACCTAAAATTTTCTAGCAGTGTAAAGACCCCCGGGGGGTCTACAACACAGCTTGCCCCGCATGATCGAGTCCAAACAATATAGCTGTTGCTAGAAACTAGCGCGGGGGTTACTGCTGCAAATACCTTATGTATTTTTACGGGGATGCGACCCCCACAACCCCCTTATTTGTGGTACGTCTCCTGTGTATATGTCTTATAATGTTGGTTTTGTAAATTCATTCGTGTATAATACCGTTTGAGAACGTAAGGAGAACACCCATGGCTCGTAACTACAGATCCGAGTACGACAACTACCATTCGTCCCCAAAGCAAAAGAAGAACCGAGCTTCGAGGAACGCGGCCCGTGCATCTATGATCAAGAAAAAAAGGGTCAAGAAGGGTGATGGGAAGGACGTGACGCACAAGGACGGGAATCCTAGAAACAACGGAGCGGCTAATTTGGGGGTGTTGTCTAGGAGTAAGAACCGTAGTTTCAAGCGGACGAAACGGGCGAAGAAGGCACAAATCCACTGAAAAAAATTGCGGGTGTATTTTCATTTGGGTTTGTTGTAGAGTGATGACAAAAGAATGGAGCTTGTACCATGACTGTAGATTTAACCGGTCTTATATCGACGGATCAACTTGAAGGATTAAGAGAGTTAAACCTTGAGAGGGCAGCGTCGGGTCAGCAGATGATCACGATTCTTGATATACTGAATGATGATAGCGTGTTGGAGGGAACTGGAATTACAGCAACCTCAGATGACGCTTTAAACTATTTGAATCAACTTGATACAATAGGTGAAGCGGCTGATAAGATAGAGGAAGTAAGTTATCTCACGGGTCAGACCACTAACGAGGTTTTGCAAGGTATAGCTCAAGCGGACATTGAGGGTGCTACTGTTTCTGATTTAGCAGATGCGTATGTCGAGGGTGCGACTAACGCAAAGATTCCTGTTGTAGAAACGGGCACCTTTAACCCTAATAAGGGGCAGACGCTTGGCGAGTTAGATATTAGTTCTTTGCCTGATTACGGTATGGGTTCCGTTGTTCTAGCTCCTGATGGTGTTGGGGTTATCCGAAATGGGAAGTATATAAACCCTAATGAGACCAACATGAGTGGTAGTGAGAGGAGGGATATCTTTTCACAAGCGGAGAGAAACACGAAGCTTTTACTGGCGCAGCAGGAGTTTGAGGAGAACGGGACTCCTATTGCTGAGACGTTGGGATTGAAGCAGCCTGGGGATGACAACTTTGACGGGGATGATCGGGACAGGATACAGGAAGCGGAGTTTGCTATTTCACAGCTTCAACTCCAAAACACTAACATTGATCAATATAAATATCAGCAGAGACAAAACGAAGATGATCCTGTGCGGATCACTGGTGGTGTTGGTTCGGTTCAACAGGACGAGAATGGAAACTGGTTTGCTGTAAAGCAGATAGAGGGCACGAATGCCCTTGGACGAGATTACAGCATTGATCCGAAGGACAACAGCAAAGGTCCGACATTCGGGAAGAATGTATCGAAAGACATAGAGGAGATGTTTCCTAACGAGGTCGCTGCGGCGGGTGGGTCTTCGGATTACACGGGCAGTATCAAGGATACGTTTAAGGACACGGATGTAGGTTCATTGGGCTATGACCCTGTAACTGGGACGTATAGTAAGCCTGTTATTACTGAAACAGATATCGCTCAACCTGGGGACTTAGATATACCCGAGGTTACGACGGAACTCATTGAGGGTGAGGACTATACACCTACGGCGGCGGAGTTAGCGGCGCAATTAGAACAAGCGGGATTGGATGATTTAAGGACCGACTTTTCGGACATAGACTACACTACGACGGCTACTGGTGATGACTTTGACATCGGAGCTATGATGAATCTTGACGATGCGACGGAGGGCACTGCTTATTCGGACAATGAATATGCAGTTGTGGGAGGTCAGTCCGATGACGACGGTCCTGGGTTCTTCCGACCTGGTCAGGGTGGTTTTAAGGTTGCGGGTGTGACGGATGCCGGAATGTTGCCAGTCAAAACGTTACAGTCAGTTTTTGAAAGTTTAGGTCAGTCTGTCAAAGGTATTCCGGGTGCTACGGATGATTTCATAGAAAAACTCATAGAGTTTGGATATGACGTTAAAAAAGATCCTCAAGGTGTTTTAGATGGATTTGTAAACGCATTGAGCACAGCATCTAACACCTATGAGGTAATTAATCCTGAAACAGGAGAACTTGAGAGCGTGAACATTGCTCCTTTGTCCGATGCAGAGAAAGAAGAGCTTTTGATGAATTTGCCTGTTTCGATTGCAGACAATACAAGAGAAAGCGTTGAGTTTACTTTTTTCTCTGACAATCTCCAAGCAGACAAAATAGGGAATGCTCTTATTGGTATTGGTGACAATATCTATGACACGCTTAGTGACGAACAAAAAGAAAGAATTGAAAAAGCGACTGTTACTGGAGATTTTAAAGATTTAGTAAACTTTATCACTGGTCAGTCATCTGCCATGACGGCGGACGGAAGCACAGTGGGCGAGAAGTTTGGGGAAGATCCGTATGCCTTAACCGCGTCTTTATTGGGACAAGCAGGCGACTTAGCAGTAGACTTAGTTATTTATCGTCTTTTTGGCAAAGTAGCAGCGGGTGTTACAGGTTTTGGTGAAGGATATGAGGCTAGTTCTGCTCAGATACGAGAAGAGATAATAGATTCATATGTAAACGGAGATCTAAGAGACTCAGCGGAATTTAAATCACTTCAGTCGCAATATGGGAGCGATGCTGCTGCCCTCGAAGCTTTGATGGACAAAGGTGACAAGTATGCAGCTATGGCGGGTGGCACAGAGGCGGTTCAGGATCTCTTGTTAGGTAAGATCACTTTTGATTTTGGTAAAGGAATTGGTAAAGTTATTGGTGCTCCTGTAGTAGGTGGTCTAACGGAGTCAATCACCGAGGGTACTCAAGAAGCGATCACCAACTTTGGCAGTAAGAATCTTGCGGATAACAAGATTGATGTTGGTAAAGATGTTATGACTGTGATGGCTCAAGCCTTGTTTCCAGGCATGGGAGCAGGGAGTTTTGGGTCTGCATCTACTAAAACGTTTACCAAGGACGATCTTCAGGAAATCATTGACGCTGCGGGTGCAAGTGAGTCCACGGTTCTTTCTACATTTGTGAACAAGGTTCTTGATGGTGAGATCATAAATGTTACCAACGACGGTAGCGGAAACCTGATGATGAGCACACAAAAGGGTGAGGTTATCATTGGTGAAACGGATTACACCAAAGCAAGTTCAGATGAAGTAAAGGTAACGACGCCTTTTGGTGATGTTGTTACGGTAAAACAAACAGATGATGGCAACTTCATCTTTACCAACGAAACAAACGGACAAACAAAGTTTTCGAACATTTTCAACGCCCAAGCTATGACAGACTTTATAAACGAAACAAATCCGGCGGGTTTTGGTGGTGACGGCACACCTGGTGGTGACGCTACTGTTAGTGATCAGGATATCATTGAGGGTAGTTCAGGTGCTGAATTAAATAACAAGTTTACAACCAGTGACGGAATAGTTGTAGACGAAAACTTTGATAAGAACCAAAAACTCAGTGATTTTGGACAAGTTGGCGGTGGAATAGGTTCTCTTAAAACAGGAAACAATCTCACCAATGCTAATAACACCAGTATCTCAACTGCAAACGACGGATCTACAGTTATTTCCACGTTGAACAACGATGGAAGTACTACGGTTAGCGTTGTGAACAATGCAACAAACACAACGGACACGGTCACAGTTGATCCTAATACAAACACAGAAGTTACGGTGGGCGGTGTAAATGTTAATGTGGATACGACTACAACGGGTAGTTCAAATGTAAATGTTACAGGAACCACGACCACTGATACAACTACAGATACTACCACAACGATCACTACGCCCACGATTGATGTACCAATAGAAGAAGACACAACGACATTTACCCCAGTTGAGACCGTATTTGTTCCTGAAACATCGTTTACACCCAATGGCGGTGGTGGAGATGATGACGAAACAACCACAGACGACAAAATTGGAGAGCAAGATCCAGGGTACACGTCTGGAATAGCGGGATTATCTGGGGCGAGACCAACGGTTGCTCCATATTATCAACCGCAACAGGTAGGAGATTATTCTTTCTACACACCACAACCAGGTATTACTCAAGTTGTGCCTGCGGGACCTGTTTTTCAGGAAGTTCCTCAATCGTACCTTGCACCTACGGCAACGCCTCAATATGGCTATGGGTATATTGCACCGAATGCAGACCTTGAGTATTTGAAAGAACTGGCAAGGATTCAAGGCACTGGGGCAGAGAAACTACCATCAGAAGCTCTAATTAATAACGAATGAACCTACAAGCGTTACCAGAAGAAGCTCTAAAAGAGATACTGGCCCTCACGGAGGCTAAGAAAAAACTAGATTTGCGTGAAAAAGCGCAAGAAAAGTTCATGCCTTTTGCTCATCATGTGTATGAAAACTTCATTGAGGGCAGACATCACAGGATTATTGCAGAAAAACTGGAACAAGTGGCGCAAGGGAAGCTCAAACGTTTGATTATCAACATGCCACCGCGTCATTCCAAGTCTGAGTTTGCAAGTTTCTTGATGCCTGCATGGTTTCTGGGACGGAATCCAAAACTCAAAATCATCCAAGCCACACACAATACGGAACTTGCGGTGCGTTTTGGTAGAAAAGTGCGGGATTTAATTGATGATCCCGCTTACAAAGAGATTTTTCCTGACACAAACCTCAAAGAAGACAACAAAGGTGCGGGAAAATGGCAAACAGACAAGGGCGGTGAGTACTTTGCAGCGGGTGTCGGGGCTGCGGTTACTGGTCGTGGTGCGGATTTGTTTGTTATTGACGACCCACACTCGGAACAAGACGCTTT